AGAAAAAGGTTAGGCGTAAAAAGAAATAATGGCTAAAGGAGCAAAACATTATCTCAGAGACGGAAAAACTTGGGATAAAGGTTATCATAAAATGCCAAACGGAAAACTTCATACAGGAAAGACACATGGCAAAACAAGTAAGCCTTTATTTCATTTTGGAGAACTCTCTGAGGTTGCTAAGAAAAAAGCACGAAAAAGAAAATGATTACCTACCGAGGTCAAAAGTTTAGCGGTTACAACAAACCAAAGCGTACGCCAGGTAAGTCCAAGAAGTTTGCAGTCCTTGCTAAGCAGGGAGATGATGTAAAACTTGTACGCTTTGGAGATCCAAAGATGTCCATTAAGAAAAACCAACCTGCACGCAAGAAGAGCTACTGTGCAAGGTCAGGTGGTATTAAAGGTAAAACAAATAAACTAAGTGCCAATTATTGGTCACGCAAAGCATGGGATTGTTAGATGAGTCTATACAAAAACATACACGCTAAAAGAAAGCGTATCAAAGGTGGAAGTAAAGAGAAGATGAGAAAGCCTGGAACAAAAGGCGCGCCAACTGCAAAGGCGTTTAAGAAAGCAGCTAAGACAGCAAGGAAGCGTAAGTAATGTGTCCCATCTGCAACGAGAAGTGTATTGGATCATATTGCTGGTCATGTTCTTCATCGAGCGTGAAGTAATACTAGACACGCTATTTTTTATACTAGGAGAAATTTTTAAACACACACAATGAGTCCCCAAAAAAGAAAAACTTACCACGAGATAGACGCTGATGAGGCAATGCAGGCACTGTCTATGTTGAAGAACGATCCGCACTTTAAGAAGTATATTGAAATGCGAGAAGCGATGCGTGAGGAAGTTATTCGTCAATTACAGACCAAGGCTATTGTAGACTCCACAAATAGACATTACATGATGTGTGGAAAGCTTGAGGCAATAGACGAGGAGTTGGACTCTTTTTATAGGCTATAATTTTGTGATACATGTCATATTAGTAGTATAGTAGTTGGTTACATTATACCCTCTGCGGCTTATATGGGGTTGGTCGCAGGGGGTTTTTTGTTGCCATTTTTGCCATACTTAACTACATTTTGCTACACTAGGCTACTTATGCCTTGATCTTATGGAAGAAGTAATTCAAGAGGTTGACTCAGAGTCCTCACAAAACTCCGTGGATAGTTTAACGCAAGGGGAAGGTAACCTTACAATGGCAGAACTTGCATCAAGTTTGATGCAGAAACGCCAAAGCGAGGAAACTGAAACCACCGAAGAGGAATCTGAATCTGTTGCACAATCTACAGAGGAAGAAGAATCAGAGGATCAGTCTGCTGAAGAGCCGGATGAATCAGAAGAGGAATCAACTGAGCCGCCCGTACAACCTTCAGATGTTCTTTCAAAGTTTAAAGACCTGGATTTGGATTCATTGTCCGAGGAGGAGTCTAAGGAATTAGCCAAGCATCTAAATGCTTCTGCAATCAAGCGGTTTGGAAAGCTTACCGCACAGAAGAAAGCATTGCTTGCTGAAAACCAAGAACTCCAGCAACAAGTTGAGCAAGCACCCGTGCCTGCTGAACAACCTGCATTCCTCAAGGATAATGCACTGCATAACGTCAATGACATCAACGCACTTGCTAAAGAAGTTGAGAACCTTAACACGCTTATAGAATGGGCAGATGAAGGGATAGAAAACGAAGTTGAGTATGATGACGCTGGCAATGAATATGTGGTTAAGGATGGAGACAAGACTTACACCAAAGCTGACTTAAAGAGAATTAAAGCGAATGCAAAAAAGATCCTTCGCAAAGATGCTCCAGCAAGACAGAAGTGGATACAGGAACGTCAACAATCTGACCAACAAGCAGCCCAAACTTTCGAGTTCCTAAGTGATGGAGAAAGTGAGGACTACAAATTATTCATGCAGGTAAAACAAAGTCCGCTTTACAAGCCTTTAGTTGACCACCTACCCAACAGCAACTTTGCACTTGGGCTTATGGTTGAAGGATTAAAGGCAGTGAAAGCAAAGCAAGCCAATGCAGGTCAACCGAAGAAATTGAAGAAACCAACTGCGCCTGTCGCATCGGCAGAAGCAGGTGCAAGTAAACCAAGATCCGAGGGAAGTAAACATAAGAAAGCTATACAGGCAGCTCATGCCAAGTTTGAAAAATCTGGCAATATCGCAGACTACCAAAATTACATAAAACTAAAGCGAGCAATCGCTAAATAATAATTTAAAATAAAATAGGAGGATATAGATATGGCTAAGAGTACTACCTACAATACGAGTGGTAACCGTGAAGATTTAACTAGTATAATCTCAGTTCTAGAACCAGAGGCTACGCCCTTTGTTTCATTGATGAAAAAGGGAAAAGCAACAGGGACATTCTTCGAAGTCCAAGTTGATAAATTAAATTCGCCAGAATTTGGTGGAGTTTCCGAAGGTGAAGATGTGACAAGTTTCACCAATCAGTCTGCTGACCGGGCTAGAATCGGAAATTACATTCAGAAGTTCCGTGATACATTCATGGTATCTGACTTGCAAGAGATGGTTGACACTGCTGGTGTCGCATCAGAATTTGCAAACGCTGAGTCTAAAGCAGTACGAAACGTAAAACGTTCAATTGAAAGTGCATTCTGTTCTGCGCAAGATCGTCAAGCAGACGCTGGAGCAGGCGCACCTTACAAAACACGAGGCATGTTAAAATGGCTTGGAGTGGGTGGACAACCTTCTGACGTTCCTACCTTTGCACAAAATGTTGCTAATGACACAACAGGTACGCAAACCGAGACAACCTTCAATAGCGTTCTTCAAGAACTCTACGAAGCAAACGGAATGCCTGGTGGACAGTTGACCTTACTTGCAGGCCCAAGCCTTAAGAAGGAAATCTCAAACTTCTCCCGTCAGCTTGCAGCTACCAACGGAACTTACACAGTTAACCAAGACGCAGAATCCAAGAAGATAACACTTTCAGTAAACATCTATGAAGGTGACTTTGGAAATGTGGCTATTGTTCCTTCTTTGTTCATCAATAGAACAAGCGGAAGTGACGCAGTTGACGCAGACGCAGGACTCTTAATTGATCCTGAGTATGTATCCATGATGTCCTTGAAAGCTGAGTCTGTAACTGAGCTTGAGAACCAAGGTGGAGGTCGCAGAGGTTTTGTAGACGTAGTTGCTGGATTGGCATGTTTGTCACCTGTTGCTCACGGATATTTTAACTAATAACACTTAAAATAAGGAGATTTAAGATATGGCTAATACAGCAGTAACATTACCAAGCGCTCGCAAGAGTGTATTATCTAACCAGGAACGCGCTCAAGGGTTTACCCATAAGTTCAAAGTTCTGTTCACCGACGTTGATGAAGGAGGAGGATCAACTGATACAGTAACTGTAACTCTTGGTGACACACCTACAGACTTCATCGTATCGAAAGCTATGGTTAATGTAACCACCGCATTCGCTGGAACAGGAGGATTCGCAATTGAAGTTGGTACGGACGGAGATCCAAACAACTTCATTACTAGCACAAGTGTTGCTAGTGCTGGCCCAATCATTAGTGAGGTTGGAGCAAGCGTTAAAACATTAGCAGGTAGCTTTGCCGCTGCTTCTGATGTGTTGAGCGCAGTGTTCACTAACTCGACATCCGGATCACCATCTGCTCTTACAGCAGGTGAGCTAGACATCTATCTAGCTATGCATTCCGCAAACGACGTAGGATAAGAAACGTTTAGGATTTGGGGAGTAGTCTACATAGTGGGCTACTCCCTTTTCCACATCAATTTATTATGGCAGAAATATTCATACCTAAATGGGGCAAGGCACAAGGCAATGGTTCTCAGTTTATGAAGAACTTAGACAAGCACTTACGTTACGAAGTAGACCTCGAAAAGTACGAGGCAAAAAAACGTGAGTTAGAGTGTGGTAAAGAGAATGGAGAAGGTGGACAAGTTGAGGGACTTGGACAATTAAAAGGCACAATACCTGCCCGTGAATATTTCCGCTGGCATCAATACAAAAAGGGCTGTTGGGGCGATAAGGCGTTCACGAATGAGTTCTTTCGTGACAACCCACATCTTAAAGCCAAATCATTTTCAAAGAAGACCTTTGTACAAGGAGGTTTTACTAAACCAAGCTTTGCATGAGAAGAGCAGCAGTAAGCACCATGTTGACCAACCTAGTGAGTATGGTTGGCGTGGATTCTTTCCTTACTGCTGAAACAACCGCAGCAGTACGCAGCTTTAATCGATTTGGCAAGTTAGCCTGGGATCGCACTGCATGGCCATTTGTATCCCGTATATCGCAAGTCATACCAGATGTGCGTGTACGAAGCGTGCAAGTAGGTAGTGGAGGAGCAAGCTATACATCTGCACCAAGCGTTAGCTTTAGTGGTGGAGGAGGCTCAAGTGCCGCAGCTACTGCAACCATTAATGCAGATGGAGAAGTTAATGGAATTGCAGTGACCAACAATGGCACAGGATATACAGGCACACCCACAGTTGCAATAAGTGGTGGTAGTGGAAGCGGTGCAACTGCAACAGCAAGCATGTTAAGCTACTTGGACTTTGGCACAACCATAAGCGAGATATTCCGGGTCACTGACCATGATCCATTGGATGGCAATGCAAGTGATATTGCATACAAGAATGTATATGTGACAGGTGCAAGCGAGTATGGAGAAGCAATATTGCCAGACCATAATTCTACCGCACCTGTATGGGTGTATTACCGCGCGCCATTCCCAGAGTATGCAAGTGGATCTAGTGACTTTCCATATGTATTTAGCGAATATGCGGTAACGGGGGCATATGGCATGTGGTTGGAGGCGGACTCGCAATTTGAAAAAGCACAAGTAATCTACCAACAAGCAGAAGCAATTTTACAAAGCGAGTTAGATAAGCTCGAAAGACAAGAGGGGCAAACAACTCCTTTACAAATAATTACGTACGGAACAACTGCCGTTAGTTCGGCATAAAAGGAACAAATATTATGGCATCAGAATATCGAGGGTTAGGACTAAATGGAGGCGAGTACATCAATGATACTGCTGTTCACACAGGCAAATGGTTTGCGATCCAAGCAACAGAAGCAACTGTACTTGCAGCACAGGCAAGTAATATTACAAACTTAGATGATATTTGCACAGGACAAGATGCAACTGAGCTTGCTGCTGGAACTGTACTCTACGGAAACTTCACAAGCATTGACCTAACAAGTGGTGCAGTAATAGCCTACAACATTTAGTATGGGAAGTTCGACCATATCGCTTGGTCTTGGACTAGGTGGAGGTAAGTCTGCAACTAGCAGTGGCAGTCCAACAGGTGGGGGTGCATTCCCAAACCAATACAGCTTAGATTTTGACGGTACGAATGATTACTTGGAAATTCCCCAAGGAACTTTTAATTTAGGTAGTGGCGTGTTTTCTTTTAGCTTATGGTTTAATGCCGATAGTTTAAATGCTTACAATGCCTTTTACAATATTAGTTCAAACAATGCATTTAAACATACCGCGTTTATATCAAATGGAGGTGATATTTACTGTAGTAATTGGAGTTACGATAATATAATAGCATCTGGTAACACCATCAATACAGGTACTTGGTATCACGTCGCTTTTGTCAAGTCTACAGCAGGCAATTTAGGGGTTTTTAAATTTTATTTAAATGGCAATCTGCTTACCACAAGCCCTACTGATGGAATAATGGATCAGGGTTCTGATTTTGGAAGTGAGGATAGCACATCAACTATTGGCAAAACTTATAGTGCAGTTGCTCCCTATCCATTCGATGGAAAGATTGACGAGTTTGCTTTTTGGAACAGTGCTTTATCTGCGTCAGATATAACTGATATTTATAATAGCGGAGTACCTACAGACCTAACTTCACTAAGTCCTGTAGGTTGGTGGAGAATGGGTGATAATGACGGAGGTACAGGCACTACGATCACCGATCAAGGCAGCGGAGGTAACAACGGTACACTCACTAATGGTCCTACATTCTCCTCAAGCGTTCCTTCTTAACTTTTAAAATACTATGAGCAGAAAATATGTAATAATAAATGCGGACGAAGTAGACTCCGTTGATTTCAGTCAAGTCGATGAGACGAGTGCAGACACGCTAAGATATAATATTAATCCAGCTAACACGAAAACTTTTGTCAAATTTGATGGAGATACAACACCTTCATTCTTGGATGGTAAAACACAATACACACACTCTGAAATACTAACTATATTAGCAACTGACGAATGGACTGACCCTAATCCTCCTAGCGAATGATCTACACCGCCATAATCATATTGGCGATATGCCTGACCGGATGCAGTCTGCGCTCCACCTACCCAACACTTGGTGCAATTGCAGGTGGTGGAGTGGGGTCACTAGGTGGCCCAGGTATAGCAGCACTTGGTGCTGGCATTGGTGCAGTTAGTGGAGAAGCACTTAAAAACAAGGATGCCCTTATCGAAGCAGAAGAAACCATCGAGGCACTATCACACGGAGATGTATCTGCCTTGGTTGCACAAGGAATGGCAGAGCATAAGACAGGCTTTGAGAAGTTTACCAGCACGATCAAAAACATCTTAATTGGAGCAGCAGTATTACTTGGTGGATACTTAGCTATTCCAATCTTCGTAGCCAAACGCACGGCTCGTCAATGCTCGCAAACCGAGGCGATTAAACATCAGACTCGCGCACCATTTCCTGTCAAACCTCCTTCCCGTAACCCATGAAAAATCTAGAATTATTAAAAGATAAATTTTTATCGCTTTCTAAAAAAGGTAAAATGCTCACAGTATTTGTTACGTTAATTGTAACTTTAATTGTTATTGACTGGTTATTCTAATGATTGATCGTACTGCAATTCTTGGCATGAGTGGTACAGTTGCCACTTTTGGTCTGTCACATCTGGATGATTTATTTGGATGCATCGCAGGTATCATCACCATTATTTACATGGGTAGAAAACTCTACCAAGAAATAAAGAACAAGTGAATGGCACGTTATCGTACATTAGGTAGATTGGATGACCAAGTTCTTCAAGATGGGGATCGTGGATTTCGTGGTATTGATAGCTACCAAGAAGCAACAAGTTTAGAACCGGGCTTTGTACAGACAAGCGAGAATATGCGCTTGATTGGTGACCTTGCAGAGGTACGCAAAGGTATAGACTTTCTAGCTGGTGCAGTAACACTTAGCTACAATGGCACAAATGAGATGGTCTTTGCATCCACGCTCTACTCCGATCCGGCAACAGGAAATGAATATGTGGTAGCTGCAACCAAGGATAAAGTAATCCTATGGAATGATGCAAATAACTCAGGCATCGACATTGATTATCCAGGCAGTGAAGTTGTGGCCACAGCAGATGGCGCGAGCTTCGTGCAGGCATTAGAAAAACTCATCTTATTTCGTGGTAAGAATAAAACACCACTTGAATGGGATGGAGATGTAAGTAATGACTTTGTGGTTAAGGCAAATGCAAGCCCAGGTAGTGGACGCATACAATGTCCAAACACAGATTATGGTGTATTCTTTCGCAATCGCTTAATCATCCCACAACCCACAGATAGTAACTATTCTATTATCATGTCTGACTTGTTGGACACAGATAATTACTACGCTGCTGACTCACAATTTAGAATCAATAAAGGAAGTGCAGATTTTCTTGTAGGCTTTTTTCCTTACCAAGAAGATCAGTTAATCGTGTTTATGCGTAATAGCATTCACATGATAAATAACATTGCCACAACCTCCGCAGCCAACACTTACGAGATTACAAGACAGCATGGATGTGTGGCACGCAAATCAATCGCACAGTCTGGCCCACAAACATTCTTCCTGTCAGACAATGGGGTCATCGTCCTGTCACCTGGTACAGACCCTGCCAAGGGACTTGGGGTAGCTATTAGTAAAATAAGTGGCGAAACCATACCCATGACTCGACCTATACAAGATCAATTTGATGAGGTTAATTACGCAGCAGCAGACAAAGCGTGTGGTGTGGTGTATGACAACGCTTACTACCTTGCAGTACCTACAGGGTCTAGCACAGTACCCAACAAGATTTTCGTATTTAACTTACTTACATCGACATGGACAAGTGTTGATTCCTATCCAGCAATGTCAGGTAGTTTGGCATTTCATGTAGATGATTGGGTAATCTGCTCGCATGGATCTGCACCAACAAGACGCAGATTATTCGCATGTAATGATACAGGTTGGTACTTAATGGAAGAAAACTCCATTGATGATAGCGGACGCAAGATAGGCAGTACAAGTGAGTCAGGCACAACTGCAATTGCAGGCAAGCTTGTCACACGCTCATACACATTTGGAGATATTAGCGTGAAAAGTTGGAAGCGTGGACAGTTGGGTGCAAACACAGTTAATGCAGATGCATTTAAT